CCCGACCGCCCTTTACCCGAGGCTCAGATCATAGTCGTCCAATCGTCTGGCAAGCCTCGTCCGTTGACGAAGTTCTCTGCCGACGAGCTTTTACTGCGGCCATTGCACAAGACGGTTTACAACCATCTGAGCAAGACGCGGTGGATTGCTCGCGGCGACGTGACGGATGATATGCTCGCTCGGGCCGGGTTCAACGACTGTGGCATCTTGACCTCAGGAGACTACGCTTCTGCGACTGATAATTTGTCAATCGAAGTAGCTGAAGTCGCCGTGGAGGCCATGTTGTCGACGTCGTCCATCATCCCACCGTCCGTTCGTGAACGCGCTAAGCAGATTCTTCGACCTTTTTTGTATTGGCTCGAAGATGACGGCTCTGGCGGAAAAGAACGTTTCGACGTGGGTGTGCCGCGCATTGGACAGATGATGGGTTCTTATTTGTCTTTCCCCCTTCTTTGCTTGCAGAATCGCTTGGCCTTTTTGTGGTCTTTGCGATCGAGTGGGCTTAGTTGGAAGGAGACAATTCGGACCCCTTGTCTGATCAACGGCGACGACATATTGTTCCAATCCTCCCACGAGGTCTCGGAGCGATGGATGTCGACAGTTGGCGGGCTCGGTTTGGAAGTCGAGCGTACAAAGACGAGTGTGGACGGTGAATACGGTTCTTTGAACAGTACTCTGTTACGTCGAGTTGGTGGCTACCTTCGGGTCGTGCCAACTCTTCGTTTCGGCCGTCTACGCCAGTCCGAGTTCGTGACTTCTCTCGGTCGTGAGTTCTCCCTGTTTCTTGCAGGCGTTTCCAGCAATATCCGCTTCCGAGCGGGTATGGTCTGGTTCCGTAAGAAGATAGGCTCTTTGAGGTCAACTAGATTGACTCTTCATGAGCTTGGCTTCCGTGGATCGCTGAGCTTGAGACTTGGGCGACTCTTTAATCTCGCTTGTTGGTCGAGCGAGGAGGTGAAACCTCCGCAGGCCCCTATAGGACACAACATTGTCCTCCATCCGGAGGAGTTTGTTCGCGTGCCCGAAGGGGAGACTACAGAGGAAATCAGACGCATGTCCGCTTTAGAAGGAGCTTCTTGGAAGTTCCAGATGGCGTGGGCATGGCACGGTTGGCGAGACGGCATTCGTTATTGCCTGAGCCTGTCAGCCGTACGTCCGATTAGACCTGTTTGTGGTGAGGTCCAGACCTTGTCTTTTGCCGCTTCTCAGTGGCAAGGGGGGAGGTTAACAAATGAGAGGTGTCGGCAGAGGATGTACGAGGAGCGTGCATTCCGTGAAAAGAGGGTGGTAGGTGAGCGGACCGTAGCTATTCCCGTGAGACTCTTGGATGACCAAGATCTCATGAGAAGGGACTACGATTTCCCTCCAGCGTACAGCACGGATGGTCAGGCGACCATGCGCGATTCTGTCGTCGGGCCTGCTAAGGCAGGTGCAACACCCAAGTATTAAAGAGCGTCGTGCCATGGTTTTCGTGGTTGGCGACCGGGGGGGACGGTATATCTAAATTAGGAGTAAAGACTGATGATGACACCTATCAACCTGTGGCCTGTGG